TGTAGCAGGGAATGTATTATTTAGAACATCAACTGCTGATGGTTTTGAGAATAGATTTCAGTTTATACCAGGAGGTTCTGGAGATGCAGGTAATTTTTATGTTTATAATGCAAGTGAAACAGCTACAATTAGATTAAATGCAAATGGCGATTCTTATTTTAATGGGGGAAATGTAGGAATAGGAGGCTCATCAACTGGAGCTAAACTTGAAATTATAGGTGGTGGTTATAATTCAATTAGAATAGGTAGCAACCAAACAGCAAATACCAATAAACAAAGTGGTATAAGTATGAATAACTACGAGGGAAATGGTACAAGTATTTTCCAAACATTTCAACAAAATAATGATAATTCTATATATTGGGGTAGTGGAGATGCTGGATTCAGAGGAGTACAAAACCATTATTTTATGGTTAATGCTGATTCTGATGCTACAACAAATCATATAACTGCAATGCGTATAACACCTGGGGGGTTATTGTTTGTAGGAGATACAACCACTAATTATGGTTATAGTGCTCATCATATTGCAAATGATGCTTCACAGGGATATGCTTTAATTCTAAGAAATTCAAATACAAGTACTACTAATAATAGTGTTTTACAATTAAATCAAGCTGAAACAACAAGTACTACACAAGGTTATTTAATAATTGGAAGACAAGGAGACCCAAATAGTGGAACAAATAGATTTTTTGTTTATTCTAATGGAGATGTAAAAAATCAAAATAATTCTTATGGTGCAATTTCAGATGAAAGATTAAAAGAAAATATTGTAGATGCTACTCCAAAATTAGATGACTTAATGAAAGTTAAAATTCGTAATTATAATTTTATTGGTCAAGAAGATAAACAAATAGGAGTTATAGCACAAGAAATTGAAAATGTATTTCCAAATTTAGTAGAAGATACAAAAGACCCAGAAAATGAAGAAAATACAAAATCAGTTAAATATTCTGTATTAGTACCTATTATGTTAAAAGCAATACAAGAACTAAAAGCAGAAGTAGATTTATTAAAGCAAGAATGTAAATGTAAATAATTATGGCACACAACGATATAAATTGGGGAAAAATATATTGCTCATCGGAGTTCGGAGACGATGATAACTTACAAACTATAAAAATAGCTTCACAACCTGAATGCTTAGATACTTAAAACTATGGAAATAATACAAAAAATAGAAAAAATAGAGATTCTTATGGACAACAAAGTTAAGATTTGGTTTTCAAATCATACTATGAACGGAAATATTACAGTAGCTTACTCAGAAGGTCAAGACTTAATAGAGTCAGGAGACAAGGAAAAAGCTAAGAAGTGGGAATTAACAGAATTAACAGAAGACCTATGGTCTACTAAAAAAGTAGTAAAGAAGAGTAAAAAATAATTATATTTACTATTCACTTTAAAATTAATAAAATGTCTAAATTAAAAAAAGAAGAACTAGAATTACTACAAAAACAAGAAAACGGTAAAGGCGAGTTAAAGCTAAGAATTGGAGACTTACAATACCAAATATTTTTACTTCAACAAGCTATTTACTCTATTGATCTAGAGCAAAAGAAAACCAAAGAAGAACTAGAAGAGTCCTACGGCAAGATCAACGTAGATTTAAAAGACGGTTCTTACGAGGTTATAAAAGAAGACTAATGTTAGAATATACAGATTTGAAAATATACTTTTTTAATACTACGGTTCTAGCCCTTTCTATGACAGAAATAGAATTGGGCTTAAAAATAATTTTGTTAATCTGTACTATAGGCTATACTATAAGTAGGTGGATACATAATGAGAAAAATAGATAAAATAATAATACACTGTTCTGCTACTCCAGAGTTTAAAGACTTTGATGTTAAAGATATAAGAGACTGGCACGTTAACGGAAATGGGTGGTCTGACGTTGGGTATCATTATGTTATTAAACTAGACGGAGAAGTCCAGTTTGCAAGACCAGAAAATAAAATAGGAGCCCACGTAAAAGGCAAAAACAGAAGCTCTATAGGTGTTTGTTATATAGGAGGTATGGATAAAAATATGGAAAATTGGTTAGATACTAGAACAGATGCTCAAAAAGCATCGTTAATAGAATTAATAAAAGACTTGCAGGAAAAATATCCTGGTTCTATAGTATACGGTCATAGAGACTTTACAAGTAAAAAAGCCTGTCCTAGTTTTAATGCTAAAGAGGAATATAAAGATTTAACGAATGAATGAAATTAGTGAGGAAAGTAAATTTGAAATAAGTTTAAAAACACTTATAGGAATAGGAGTAGGATTATCTACGTTAATTGGAATGTGGTTTGCTTTACAAGCCGACATTCAAGAAGCAAAAGAACTTCCTGAACCTGAAATTTCTAGGACTGAGTATGATTTAAAAGACCGTTTAATAAGGGAAACTATAATGAATACTGGAAAGAAAGTAGAAGAAAACTCTGAGTCGTTAAAGAAAATAGACGACAAGTTGTTTGAAATAATTAATAAATGAAAAAACTATTATGTGCGATATTTGTATTGGCTGCGGTTTATGTTAACGCTCAAGAAGTAACTGTTTTCCAAATTAATGCTAAGTGGAATCAGGATAACAATTACGATACTAGAGGTTTAAAAAACTGTACTATAAAATTTGGTTATTTAAAAAACCAACCTAAAGACATTCAAAAAAGTATTACTGCTCTTCCTGTTTTAGTTATACTAGACAAAAACGGTAGAACTCGTATGCAGTATATTGGAGATATTAGCCTAAAAATAAAAGTTTCAAAAGAAGAACTCCAGGCTATAATAGATAAAATTAATTCAAATTAATATGGAAACTTTAAAACATTTACTAGGCATCTGTGGAGATCACTGGCACCCTAACTTATTTACTGTAATATTATTTATAGTAGTATTAAAATTTATATATGAAAAAAAAATTCAAGGATACAAAAGTAGGTAAGTTTCTAATTGGTAAAGGTGGCGTTTTTTCATCACTAACTGACAGTATTCCTGACAAAGGATTATTAGGACTTGTAAAGAACTTAATAGACAAAGACGACACTCTACCTCCACAAGACAAAGAAACTGCCTTAAAACTGCTAGAAATGGATAATAACGAGCTAGTAGAGATTACTAAACGTTGGGAGTCTGACAATAAATCAGATTCTAGTTTAGCTAAAAACGTAAGACCTCTGTCGTTAATTTTTTTAACTATTTCTTTAATAGTGTTTATACTGCTAGACGGATTCGATATAAACTTTGGAGTAGATTCTGGATGGGTCGACTTATTAAAGTCTCTACTAATAACTGTATACGTAGCTTATTTTGGTTCAAGAGGAGCTGAGAAATTTAAAAATATTTCTCAAAAATAAATATAATATAATACTAATATTAATATAGTACTACTATTAATATAGTACTACTAATAATATAATATTAATTAATATAATATTAATATAATATAATGCAAGTAAATTTTGAAAAAAAAATTATCCAGAAGCAAAATTGTAAAAAAACTAGACGCAGAGTTTAGTAGATACATCCGACTTAAATACGCAGATCATAACGGCTATGTAAAATGCTATACTTGTAATAGAGTTAAACATTATAAAGACTCTATGCAGTGCGGACATTTTTTGTCTAGAAGATTTTATTCGACTCGTTGGTCAGAAGACAACTGCCGACCCCAGTGCTACGGATGCAACGTACACTCTCAAGGTCGTCAATATGAGTACGCTCTTAATTTAAATAAAGAATACGGCTACGATATAGCCGAAGAACTTTTACAAATAAGTAGAGAGACTGTAAAAATTTCTACGCCAGAACTTCTAGAAAAAATAGAATACTATAAAGTTTTAAACAGTGAGTTTAATATAGATTAATTATAGTATATTAGCAGTCTAATTTTCTCTGTGTAAAGGGAGTATTTAGCCGCCTGGCTTCTGCTCCCTTTTTTAGTTTATTATATTTTTATTATATTTGTATTTATAACACAGAAAAAATATGAATAAAGAAATCCAAAATCTCTATGACAGAATAGAGTTTCTAGACAATAAAATACACTGGCTAGAAAAAGAAAACGAATTATTAACGATTCAAAAAGAAAGAGCAGAGAGTCTGCTTATTAACTAAACACACACATTTAATGACAGGAAAAATTACATTTATTAACCGAGAAAAAGACTACAAAGAATTACAGGTCTACAAGATAACTCTAGCTAATGGGGTTACTTGGAGTTTCTTCCAACCAAAAGAAAAGAACGGAGTTGAACAAACTGAGTTTGAATTAAAAGTAGGACAAGAAATTGAGTTTGAAATTAGTAACGCAAAGTATAATACTGCAAAGCTAATTAGAAAACAAAACACAGAAACTAAAAGTTTTCAAAAACCAGTTTCTCAACAGTCTTCAATAGAGTTTCAGTCTTGTTTACGATCTGCAGCTATATTGTATTCTAATAATCCAACCGTGAAAAGTAGTACGGTACTAGAAACTACTGAATTATTTTATAACAAACTAAAACACATAACAAATGGCAAGTAATGATTTCGAAACCGAGTACTGGAACTGCGTAGCTCCTTATAAATCTAAGTATGAATTTATAAAACTTCACTTATTAATGGACGTAACTGAAACTTTAAAGATGTTACAGAAAGCAAAAGACCAAGGAGAGATAAACGTAGTCCTAGATGTAATGAGTAAAAAGGCAGACCCTAACAAGTTCTATGCCAAAAGAAGCATAAGAACTAATAAAGATTATGATGCTAAAAAAGCTCATCTTCCTAGAGCTGAAGCTAAAGAAGACCTACCGTTTTAACAAAGGGGAGTTAACGCTCCCTTTTTTTTTTAATCTAAAATACCTACATTTAAACAATGCTAATAAACTATGAGAAAGTTACTGCACATTTACAAGACATACGAACAGGAAAAATTAAAGAAGGGTTAACTTTAGGAGTTCCTGAAATAGACGACTACTTTAGATTTAAACCTAGTTCTTTTAATATTATTTTAGGACATTCTAATACTGGTAAAACAACTATAGTTCTTTATTTAATGTTAGCCTATGCTATTAAGCACCACATTAAATGGCTAGTATTTAGTTCCGAAAACGAAGCTTATTCTATAGTAAGAAAACTAATAGAGTTTTTAGAAGAAAGACCTATCCAGGATGTGCCACAAAAACAATTTGAAAAACACAGTAAATTTATTTATACACATTTTAAAATAATAGACTCTACTAAACTTTATACTTACAGAGAATTACTAGATTTATGTAAAGTGGTTAAAGATGCCTGGAATTATCAAGGACTACTTATTGACCCTTACAACTCTCTAATAAAAGAACGTAAATTAATAACTTCTGTAGGAGGACACGAGTACGACTATCAGGCTACTACGGAGTTAAGAATATTTGCTAAAAAAAATAAGATTACTATTTGGGTAAACACTCACGCTAATACTTCTGCATTAAGAATGGTGCATAGAATAGATCACGAATACGCAGGACATCCTATACCTCCAAATGCTGCAGACGTTGAAGGAGGGGGAAAATTCGTCAACCGTGCTGACGATTTCTTAGTGGTTCATAGATATATACAACATCCTACAGAATTTATGTATAGTTTACTTCACGTAAGAAAAGTTAAAGAAGTGGAGACAGGAGGTCGACCTACAAGTATTGATGAACCTATAAGACTTAAAGCTTTAAAAAATAATGTAGGCTTTAGTATTAATAAAATGTCTATCCTAAAAAAAATAATACAACCTTTTTAAAATTTTTCCTATCTTACTATGGTAAATGGAAGAGTCGATAAAAGAACTAGTTAAGCACGAAAGAATATGGCATAACTATTTAAAATCTTGGGGGTGTAATATAGACACTTCAAAAGATTTGATTCAGGAAATGTACATTCAAATAGATACTTATTTAAAAAAGCATAAGAAATCTATAATGTATAATGAAAAAGAAGTTAATTTCTACTTTGTTTATTTGACTCTTTACAATATGTTTAAGAATTTAAAAAGAGCTGAAAAAAGAGTTAAGGTCGTGAGTATAGAAAATTTAGATTATTTACCTGCAGAAGATACTAATATTGAAATAGATAATCTAGATAATCATAGAGCTATACAAGAATGGTTTTTACACGAAGACTATTTAGAAATGACTGATCTTAGAAATCCTAAGCTAGAGGAGTATGATAAAAATAAAATGTTTAATTTCTATCAGCGTAAAGTTTTTGAAGAGGTTTTTCTAAACAATAAAAGTATAAGTCAGTTGAGCAGAGACACTAATATTTCTTATTACTCTTTGTATAATACTGTAAAAAATATAAGACAACAAATAAAACAATTATATGAATCTAAGAATTGGGGATAAACTAGAGTTTGTTTTTAAATGGACTGGTATTAAGTGGCTAACAAATAAAATAGTAGTAGACTGGTTAGGTTACGAAAGCTGCGGATGTGAAGACAGAAGAGATGCTTTAAATAATTTTAAATTTAAAAGAGATGACTAGAGAACAATATTTTAAATGGAAAGACTTTAGAGAGTCTACAAGTCAAACTTTAAACAACGATGAGTATGAACTCGTTTGTCTTTTACACTCACAGTTATATTTTCATTCCTTTTTTAAACCGTGTACCTGCTCCCCTAAGACTATTGTACAATGGATAAAAGACCTTAATATAAAATTTAAAGAGTCTAAGAAATATCGAGTAAGAAAATGAAACTCGAAGAAATCCAGAAGTATGAGAAAGCCGTAGTCTTTTTATTAAACTTAGACGGATGGGAATTAAAATGGACTGGTAAAGGTTATAAGCATTATGACGCTTCAGGATTAACTCCTAAAGGTTTTAAATGTGTAATAGAAATGAAGTTTCGAAATAAATATTATCCTGAAAAACTATTAGAAAAATATAAATATGATGCACTAATGAAAATGGATAAAGATATTGTTAAGTTATATTTCGTTGCAGACGAAAAAGGAAATTACTTATACTGGTTAAACGACATTGAAATGCCTGAAGTAGAAAAAAAATACTGTCCTTCTACTTCTCTTTGGGACAAAAAAAAAGAATTAAAAGAAGTTTACCTTCTTAAAGAAAGTATAGCTTCCAGAATTAACTGGAACGATTAGGAAAATATATAGATTTTTTTTAAATTTATAGCAGAGAAAATGGAAATTAAACACGATAAAGCTGAAGTCCTTAAGGATATTGAATACAATAATCATACGACTATTTGTTTAGAATTATTAAATAAATGGAAAAAAGAAAGTAAGAATAAAGAACTCCAGGAATTTATATTGTCTTTTCTAGAAACTGTTTTTTATACAAATACTTTACAAAGAGATCGTTTTATATTTAATAAAATTGTTGAGGAGTATCGAAGCGACAAGTTACGAGCAATAGAAAGGTCACGTAAAGCAGACCAGAAGGTAGTTAAACTAGAAGAGCAAGTAGAGAAACTAAAAAAACTTATTAACCTATGACCGCTAGAGAAAGCCTAATGCAAATGTATAAAGCTGAAATACAATGTCTACGAGCTGCATACTTAAAAGAAAAAGATAATACTAATAAGCTAAATGACATTATAGCTGACAAAGAAATAATAATTAAACTTCTAAAAAACAAGAACAAAGCGTATGACAAATTCAATTAAACTCCTGGACGGTAAAGTAGAAGACAAACAAGAAGTTATAGACAATATGTACTCTGACGATTACTACTACGGTTATCTAGGAAAAAATGCTTTATCTAGCAGTTCTATAAAACTTCTTCTGGATAGTGCTAAAACATATTTGTATATAAGTAAGTACGGTCAAAAAGAAACGCAACCGCTTAGAGACGGTCATTTATTTCACACTATGATCTTAGAACCAGAAAAGCTAAACGATATAGTTTTTGTAGATGTTCAAAGTAAGAACACTAATAAGTTTAAAGAAGCTAAGAAGTTTCACGATCAGGTTTTTACTATGAAGGAGAAAAACGATGCAGAAAGATTATGTGATGCTCTGCTAAGAAACGAGACTGCTCTAGGATTAATCCAGGACTCACAGTTTGAAGTTCCTATGATAGATACTATAAACGGTTATCCTTTTAGAGGTAAGGCTGACGTGTTGAAAAACAAAGGAGGCATAGTAGATTTAAAAACTACTATAGACGTAAAGAATTTTTATAAGTCTGCAGATGCTTACAAATATTATAATCAGGTTTATATATATTGTCAGCTTTTTAATGTGGACTACAAAGATTTTAAGTTTTTATGTATAGACAAAAAGAATTTAGACGTTGGAGTCTGGGACTGCTCTGAGAGTTTCTATTTAAAAGGAGAAGCTTCAGTACACGCAGGTATCGAGATATACAAAGACTTTATAGAATCAGACTTTGACATAGACCAGTATATAATAAAAGGGACATTATGAATGAATACGACAGGATAGCTGACTTAGTAATAAGTTTAACTGAGACAGATATATTCGAGAACCGAAGAACCCAAAAACACGTAGACGCTAGAGCCTTCTTTGACTATATAATGAGAAAGGTAAAGAACAAAACATATACAGGTATAGCTAAATACTACAACACTAAAGGAAAAACCTCTGACCATTCTCAAGTATATTATAGAGTTAATCTCTTTGACGAAATAAAACATAGAAGACCAGAATTTAATAACTGGCAAAACCTAATAGAACAGACTACAGTTTCTTATGAAGTCTTACTCCTTATTATGGATAAAATTAAAAGTCTAGAAAACATTGAGTCTATAGAACAAGTAGTAAATATCCTGGATGTACTAAAGGAAGAGGAACAAGAAAATATGATACGTTTATAAGAACTATTTAAAACTTAAAAATTTTACGTTATATTAGTAGTGTGATGACACAAATGTCACACTATAAAAAAGATATAATGAAAACAGAAAACAAAGATAAAATGCTTCAGGCTTTAGAAGACTGCTTAGGTATAGTATCGACTGCAAGTATAAACGCAGGAATAAACAGAAGAACTCATTATAGATGGTTAGAAGATGACGAGGAGTATAAAGCAAAAGTCCTGGATATAAAAAACTCTGCTATAGATTTTGTAGAGTCTAAACTATTTGACTGTATTAAAAGCGAAAAAGAAACTTCTATAATATTCTATTTAAAAACAATAGGCAAGTCTAGAGGTTATGTTCCACGTCAAGAAATAGACACTGGAGATAATAAAGAATTTAGAATTGAAGTTGTAGAGTGAGAGACTTAAAGACAAACGTAGTCTGGAAGCACTTAGAAAAAAGCCAAAAGAAAATAGTAATAGAACAAGGTGGTTCTAGAAGCGGTAAGACGTATAACATCCTGATCTGGATTATATTTGGTTACTGTTTAAGAAATAAAAACAAAGTAATATCTATATGTAGAAAAACTTTTCCTGCATTAAGAACCTCAGCTATGAGAGATTTCTTTGAGATACTAAAGAATACTGAACTATATATTGAAGAAGATCATAACAAGACAAGTCACGAATATAAGATAAACGGAAACCTAGTAGAGTTTATTTCTTTAGACTCCCCACAAAAAGTAAGAGGTAGAAAAAGAGATTTGCTTTTTATTAATGAAGCTAACGAATTATTCTGGGAAGACTGGAATCAATTAGTGTTTAGAACAATAGGTCGTATAGTACTAGACTATAATCCTTCAGACGAATTTCACTGGATATATGACAAAGTAAAAACAAGAGAAGACGCAGACTTTTACAAGACTACTTATAAGGACAATAAGTTCCTGGAGGAGTCGATAGTAA